GCGAGTAGTCAGTATCACGACAACAATTACCCACCTTACAACGCTTTCAACAATGTATTCACTGGTAGTGACCCCACGCACACGTGGAACTCAAAGGCAAGCGCGTACAACACGTCCAGCGGAGAATATAACGGTTCGGATAACTTTTCGACGACCATTTCCGGGACCGCGTATGCGGGTGAATGGATCCAAATCGAGTTGCCACGCAAGGTCGTGGCATCTGCGCTCAAACTTGGTTCGTATGGATCGAACTCCGGTCGATCACCGAGAGACGGTACTTTTGCCGGGAGTAACGATGGTTCAACGTGGGATTTACTGAAAACATACAGTGGCGAAACGTCGTGGACACAGGGAACTCTCAAATCGTTCGCGCCGAGCAATAACACGACGACCGCGTACAAGTATTTCCGATTCGTGATCACGCACGTCCAGGTATCTAACGACGGACTCACTGCTTTACAAGCATTTGAAGTTCACGGCACCGAACCAGAGGACGTGATCGCCCGCGTCGGCGAGGGCTTGGACGGCAAGGTCGCGAACTTCCGGGTCTACGACAAGTACCTGCACGAGGAGCAAGCCCTCGAACTGTGGGATGCCCAAAAGGATCAGTTCGGTGTGGCGACGTCGTCGGTCGTCGTGCACAGGGGACGGCTGGGTGTGGGCACGACGGAACCGGAGGGAAGGTTCGCGGTCCTCGATGAGCCCGGGGACATGGAGGAATTCCCACCGAGGGCGATGACGGCCGCGGAGACCCATATGGAAGGACATGGGGTTTTTAAGGCAAGTGCGAGTTCCGTGATGGATACTAACTCGTGGTTTCCATGGATGGCATTTGATAAAAATGGTGCTTACGGATGGCATAGTCGCTATACGGGTCAATCTGGTGGTGGCGTTGACGGTACAGGTACGACCTGGTATAGTTCAGATGGTACATATGGCGGTCCAAACTCACTCGGCGGATATCGTGGTGAATGGATTCACTTGGAAATGCCATACAAAGTGAAACTAAACAAGTTATTGTTTTTGCCGAGGTATAGTGTTCCGAAACGTTCACCACAGGATGGTGTATTGCTAGGAAGTAACGACGGTTTATCTTGGACAGTTGTACATTCTTGGTCGGGTGTGACGTCTTATGTAGCATATGAATACACAGAATTCGATATTTCAACATCATCCTATTTCAGCCACTACGCACTAGTGAGTTCAAAATTGATTACAGATGGTAACACTGATAGTCTTCAGATTATGGAACTCCGCTACTTCGGCACCCGCCAAGGTCAATCCACCCTCCACGACGGGGAACTCAAACTCACCAAAAACCTCACGGTGCCTCGCATCGGGCCACCGCTCGACGCGGACGACACGCCCCAACGGGACAAGCTCGTGGTGGAATACAACACCTCGACGAACCCCACGGAGAACGGGGTGGTGCGGGATACGAGTGGACGGGGCTTGGATGGTCTCACGTACAACGGGGCGTCATACGACGCCACGGAGAAGGCTTTGGTGTTTGATGGGTCAAATGACTACGTGAAAATTGACAACATCGGCAATCCGGCCGGTGGTTGGGCGCATAGTTTCTCGGCGTGGTTCAAATTAGATAATACCCCTTCCGGTGAACATCTCTTCCAAATTGGTAATGGTCTCGTGTCTGGATCTTTTTCACCAGGTAATTCTTATTCTGGTCTTTATTTTTCGTCTACACAGACTGGTTGGTATTTTTACTCAAACGATCATGCCTTTGATTTCATACCCGCCGCCGGAACCTGGTATCATATAGTGGGTATATACCCAGGTGGTTCCGCTGCTAATCGCACGTTATATGTGAATGGAGTTAAACAGTCTGTTAAATCTGGAACAACACCCGGAACTTTAACGTGGGATGTCGAAGCAAATTCAGACCTGGCAATAGGTGCCGATTGGAGCCGACATGATACGGGGTACGGAACACCCATTGAAGGTCAAAGTCATTGGATGGAAGGCTCCATCTCCAACTTCAAACTCTACGACGTCGCCCTCGCGGCCACGGAAGTCAAGCGACTCTACGATATGGGTCGGTGCGACGAGGGACACCACGTCGTGAATTTCAGCAAGACGCGGGTTGGCATCGGTTTGGGGGATGGGGAGGCTCCGAGCGCGGCTCTAGAGGTGCGGAACGGTGCAAATATTGGTGGGGATGTGAATGTAGGTAATAACACAGGTGTCGTCACTTTACAGGCGCATCCATTCACCACGGTCGATTTAGGCCCATCTACTTCAAGTACTCTCACACAGTTCGATACAGCTGACTACAAAGGTATTTGGCTCGCAACATTGACAAGGCCAGATGATAGGCACGGCGATGTCGGATTAACTACGTCTGCAATTATTCACAAGACAAACGGAATTCATATAACTACATTACATTCCAGTGCTTACATTCTTATCACCAACGACGGTAATTCGATTAAAATAGGGAGTGGTTCGTCCGTCAGTAAGAACAATCTACCTGGAACATACCCGTTTGAACTTAGAATGGTCCGTTTAATGTATTAAAAATGTATACATATTATAAATGTACGAAGACGTCATCAGGGTTGGACAACTAAGATACATGTTGCGTTCGAAACGAAATGACATGCTTTCGAATACTGACTGGACACAGGGCAACGATGCACCCTTATCCGAAGAAGAAAAAAACACGTGGAAATCTTATCGCCAAACCCTCAGAGACCTTCCTACATTGGCATCACCCGATCTCAGTGTGTGGGTCACCGATGAGTGTGGACCGTTGCAGGTGGGTGATAGACTCATGCTCTCTTCCAACGTCGAAGGTTATTTCACAAAAGGTGAGCCCGCGGTGCTCAAAGTGAGGACAGCGTGTGATTTTTCTAATACCTACTACTCCAACATCGTCTCCGTGACCCAGTCTAACGTGGTCGTGACGAGTGAGACCGAAGAGCCCGGATATGTCGAGAACTGTTATTGGACCTCCAGTAGCATTTCACACTACGAGGGGAATGCCGTGTCCCACTATTCAAATGTCGTCATCTACGACGGTGTCAGTGTGTACACGAACGTACAAGTTGGCGAATACTCCAACTTGGCCACGGAGATCCAAGAAGGATACACAGCCGTCGTGGTCAGCAATGTGTCCCCGGTCGAAATTGAAGGGTACACACCGGTCCTCGTGTACTCCAACGTGAGTTCGGACTCGTACGACGCCAATGTGCACACTGAGCACACCAAAGTCATCACACACTACTCGAACATCTCCGTGGTCGAGGAGGTCACGTATTCCAACATAACAGATGCTGAATACGCCAACTTGAGCACGGAGTACGTCGTGACCCCCGGGTACACGGAATTTGTCAGTGAGGCCTCAAACACGACGATTCGCGTGGAGCAGTACGCGGCTTTGACCCCTGAGGAGAGGGCGGCGTACGTCGTGCAGACCATCGCACCGGTGACGTCCAACTTACAATCCCACTATACCCAACAAACGAGGACCGTGCCCCACGTGATTCGTGAACTCGAGGGTGGCATCAAGGCTCGGTACGTGTCGTGTGATTATGTTTAATTTTTCTTCGGTAACAATAGAAAGTGATGGTGTATACCGTCGATTTTTTGGGTGACGCCCAACTCAAATGTAGGAACATCTCCCTCGACGGGGTGCGCATTCGGGCACAGGAGTACGTCGGATTACAGGCCGTCACGGATGTGAATAATGAGACATCGAACACGATCGCGATATCCAACGTCACGCAATCTACGAGTCAGACGACGGGTGCGTTCACGGTGTCCGGTGGCGTGGGCATAGCGAAGGACCTACATGCATCGAAGATCGTGGCAAACACGCCGTCGTCCGATTCGAATGGGAGCCAGTTAAACGTTGGGAATCTTCAGGGTTCGTATCTGGCGCTCGGGGCCCACACCGAGTATTCATGGATGCAATCGCGGAACTCCAAACCCTTATCTCTCAACGCACTGGGGAACAACGTCGGTATCGGGACGACGACTCCTGAAGATAATTTACACATCCACGCAAACGAGGCTGGTGGCACACAACTAAAAATAGAAAATACGTACACCACGGGTGATTCGAGAGCCGGATTATTTTTACAAACACGGAATTCAGACAACTTTGCGTTGCAATTCACACCTACTAATGATTCTATTATTTTAGATAATAAGGGGCAGGGTGGATATTCATTCTATCAAAAAGACAGTGGCGGTACAACAAACAATGTCATGCAAATCCTCCCAAACGGCAACGTCGGCATCGGGACGGCGAATCCGGGGTATAACTTGGACAATTATTACAATAGTGCACGGATCGCGGGAACGACCCAACATTACGTGAGCGCAACGAGCACGAACACGACTACGTACATTTACATCGGACGTTTTACTACGTACGGTACGGTGACTGTGAATTTTACCGCCTCTGGCAGTTCATCATTTTCAGCGAATTACGCAACGTTCACACGTCAGTTTAACGATAAACCAACCGTCGCATATTTATTGAACGGTGACCAATACACGACCCACCACTTTTATTATCAATCGGTCGATTTTTATAGTTATGACGTGTGGCACAGACAAGATAATCTCACCAATTTGGCTATGCGCTTCCACGTCAGTGGACCTAGTATTAGTCTACCGACTGAACCGTCGTCGCCCACCCTCACCGAGTGTGCGTACGGACACCGTGCAAAACAGTGGCCAGGTGGAGGACTCCTGTATAATACTTTTGACGGCAGAGTCGGCATCGGGACGGCGAGTCCATCGTACAAGTTAAATGTACTCACGGACACGAATTACGATGGTATATCCCTGCGGGACTCAACTCGAGAACTTTTAAAAATAGCAAAGGGTAATAATGGTGCTTACATTAATATGTTTGATTCTGGTGTGAGTCAAGTGAATATATCTACCTCGGGGAACAGTTGGATTAATGGCGGCAACGTCGGCATCGGGACGTCGAGTCCGTCGCATAAATTAACTGTGGCAGCAGCATCGGGTGACGCAGAAGTTCATATACAAGCACAAGGAAATGGTAGCACTGGTGCAATTATTTACTTTAACGGAGCGGCTACGAATCAGCGTAAATGTGCAATCTTATCATCTCCAATCAACTCGTGGTGTAGACAAGATTTACACTTTTGTCATAATACGAGCCTAAATTACGACGATGCCACCATTGCCGATTCCAAAATGGTCATCACAAATGCTGGCAACGTCGGCATCGGGTTTACGAATCCTGGACTTCCATTGCAGGTGAATGGAACAATAAGAGGTACGACGTTGAGTGTCAATGGGGTTGGTTACATGGTTTCGGGCAATGGGAACCTTTCACCTAATGTCGGCAAAGACACTGGTATATCTTTATACGCAAGTACTGGTGGTGGTTCTATTTATTTAATGATCAGTGCGCAAAATAACGCGGGAAGTCAAACAGGTACTTGGGTGTACATTGTGAGAAGATACTATAGTACACAGAATACATGGACAAATTCGAGTGCTACCGTGAAGGAACTTGCAGCTATGAATGGAATGACCATCCCAAATCCAGGAAATCCTACATTATCTCTAAACTCGACTACTGGTCGTTTGGAATTTAGTTTTGGTACTGCTGTTAACTACAAATTCACAGCGTACGTGATTTAATTTCTCGTGTCATGATATATGGGACTCATCGTTGCGGACGACCTTATTCTTCAGAATGGCATGACTCTCAATGATTACTACATAAACATTGACGACATTCGAATTTTGAAATCAAATATTGACGCTTTTAAATACACGATTTCTGCAACTGCCAACTATTATGTCAACAAAACGGCACGCGAGGGTCGAAAGGCATCACTCAATGCTCATGATGTCATCATTTCGACTGATACACTGCCTAACATTCATTCGCAACTTTATGAAGAACTCAAAAAATCTTTTACGAGTTTCACCGATGATTTATAAGTATTCTGGAAAACGTGTGAATACATTTAATAACACGTGAATTTTTCCTCACGCTATATTAAATGCCCATCGAAGCACCGAGTGGAACATTGGACATTGAAAACGCCAAACTACGCGTGAGCGAGTTCAGTGCGACGACGAGTGTTGGCATCGGCACCGAAAACACACAGACGCACCCACTCTACATCTACAAGGCCTCCGAACCGGAGATAGTCCTCCAGGAAGGCACGACGGCCGCCGCGAAGTTAACGTCGAATGACGGCAGTCTAATCATTCAGTCGGGTGTCACCCTCAGTGACAGTTCCACCGGAGACATCGTGTTTTCGGACATGGGTGTGGCTAATAGACGGATGACCATCAAGGGGTCCTCGGGAAATGTTGGAATAGGCACCACCAATCCGACGGAGATATTTCACGTACACGAAAACATCTCCACTACCGGTCATCAAATAATATCCAGAGTCGGTGGGTCCACGTCTTCATATAACACGCTCGTGTTTGGTTCAAAGGAAGGAAGACCTCACATAGGAGGACACAGGGGTGATTACGGTTTATGGGCCGACCTATCGCTCCAGAACGACCTGATGGTTCTCAAACAGAGCAATATGAGTGTCGGCATCGGTACAACAAATCCCGTTGGAGATCTTCACATCACGGCAGGAACCACGACCGGTTCAATCACGGAGATATATCTCGGTGACAACGCTGATACGGATGCGACATCCATCATGAGATATTACAAGGGTGATAACGGGTCCAATCCGGGTCGTCTCACGTTCGGGAATTGGGGGGATGACTTTGCCACGGGAACGACCACGATGTGCATAAAGAAAGGTGGCAACGTCGGCATCGGAAGTTCGAGTCCCGAATATAAATTAGACGTGCTTGGTATATCACGCGTCAGTTCAAGATTGAACGTCCACCAAGGCTCGGAAGCACCCGTATTTAGTAATGTGATGGCGACGAGCAGCGATGGTGGTCGAGCGCAATTAGTCGTGAGTTCGGCATACAGCGATATCATGATCGCGTCATCGAGAGTAAATAACGTTCACGGTTCGACGTTAAGTTTTATGACGTACAATCCATCGGACACGCTTGATCACAGAGCATTTGTGATCAATCAAGGCAATTGGGGAAGTAGGAAACACATGCTCGATTTCGGTTATGAAGATGCCGGTTACAGCAATCCACACTACAACGTTAACGTAGTTCGTACCTCTACAATGACATTGGACGGGTTAAATAGAAGGGTCGGCATCGGGTCGACGAATCCGACGACGGCCCTCGACGTGGTTGGAACGACGACTGTCAGTGGAGAAGTGCACATCGCGACGACGTCCACGAACGGGGGACCACTTACCATTCGTGCTAAAAAGGGTATGTATTCCGCTGCATCACTCAGTTCTTTACGTTCAAACGCATCCGTGACGATTCATGCAACCGGCGCAGATGCCGACGCACTGTGTATCGGCATGCTTGGTACAGATACCGCCGGCAACTCCGGTGACAATCCATACGCGTACATTCAGAACATGTGGGACAATCAATTATCTGCGAGACCGTTACTGTTGAATCCCGCTGGTGGCACTGTTTGCATAGGTTCGGCGACTCCAACTACTACTACAGAAGGTCGGTTGGAAATTAAAAACGGTGACAATTCAATCGTGTACCTTGGACCAAACAGCACCTGGAATTCATATTTAATTCTCGGGGCAGGTCCAGATCAAACAGTCGCCAATGACGGATCTCGATGTCAAGTCATCAGTACGAACGGTAACTTACACTTGGACGCCGGACACAGCAGAGACATCTTTTTAAACTATTATCGGGGTAACAGTGTCTTGTTTGGAAGCACAGCCACGGCCGTTCACAGTTCTGACGATCGCTTGAAAACGCAAGAGGAACTCATCGAAAACGCCACCGACACGCTGATGAAATTAAAACCCCAAAAATATTTGAAAAAATTACGACTGTCTGAAGAAGAAACTCGGCCACCAGTAGTCGAGGCGGGTCTCATCGCACAAGACGTGTGGTACGACGCACCGGAATTGCGTTTTCTCGTAAAACTTGGTTCGGACGCAAATCCGAGCACAGAGAAGCCTCCGGAACCAGTGCCCGGTGACATTCAGCAAGATCCGGATTATTCAAGTTGGGGCACGGAAGAGTCCTCACTCAGTTATATTGGCCTCATCCCGTATCTCATCAAATCAAATCAAGAGTTACACGCGCAACTCACATCCGTCCTCGCGAGGCTTGACGCTCTTGAAAACGCGTGAACGCATTTAATAACATGTGAATCTTTTCCTCACACTATATTAAATGTCTTTGAGTTCGGACGGAAACCAGGGGTATCTAGATATTCGCAACGCCATCTTACGCGTTGGCACGCTCGATGTCTACGGCATCACCGGCGTCGACCAGGTGACGAACGTGGTGAAGCAAAATTCCGTCCTCATTTGGGATGACCAGGGAAGCGACATGACGACCCCACCCTTTCAGAAGGGTGCGGGGGTGTTGCGCTCGACGTCTCCACCCGAAATCAACCTCGTCGACAGCGCGGGGAACAACTTCATGTACCAAGGCCTCAAGTTGCCCAACTCCTGGCAAGGCGAGTTCGATCTCTATTTCGCCGACGCCACCGAGGGTGCGATCAATTGTCACTTTTACACGACGTCCACGACGTCCTACACCGACGATGGGTACGAGTTGGCCTTTGACAGAGAGAATTCCACTGTGACCCTTCGCTACGACGCCACGCAAGTCGCACAAGCCACCGGGGTGAGCCTCTCTTCGACGCAGTGGCACACGGCCTCTGTGACCTTCAACCGAGGGGCGTGGGCGGTCGCCCTCGACGCCGAACGCGTTCTCACCCACGACGACGACGAGAGAAGCGCGGTCTACGACAACACCACCGGGCAGTACGTGCGCTTCGAGACCACGGCGACGACCGATCGCAAGGTGCGTTACATCAAATTCCTCAACAACGGGGCGCCGTGGCTCGAGTCCAACGCCGGCCACCTCTACAACCTCTCCTCTAACGTCGCCATCGGTGTGAGTGAGGACGACTACAGGTTCAGCGTCGCCGGAACCGCGAACGTCGGTGCCCTCACGACGACCTCCGTGAACGTCACCGGGGGGGTCGACGCCACCTCCGTGAGCACCGGTGACCTCACCCTCACGGGGCTCGGGGTGGAGTCGAACATTCACACGAGCAACTTGTACGCCTCCGGGTACGTGGGCGTAGGGACGGAGAGTCCAGAGGCATCCCTAAATGTCATCGGTAGTAGCGATTTATCTGGAAATCCAACCAACGCGATCGCGTCTTTCAGAGCCAGTACCGCAAATCCAGGCACTAGCGATGCCGGTGTAGTCATAGGGTCTGTGAATGGAAACTCGCCCTATATCGCCGATGTTAGTAGCGCTTCGTTAGGTTTGAATTTTTACACACAAAATAATAAGCGTATGAAAATCAAAAGTGATGGCAACGTCGCCATAGGGACGCACGACCCACAGTACAAATTGGATGTCGCGGGTACAGCCAACGTCGGCGCCATCACCATGAACAGCAATGTGTACGCACCGAATCTCCCCCTCGCCGAAGTCGCATCGAATCTCGTGACGTGGGACAGCACCACCGGTGACCTCATGGACTCCGGGGGTCTCATCTCCAACAAGTTGGCCATCGTCTCCGAACAACCGCCGGCGGCCCTCACGGGCGATTCTACGGTGGTCGATGGACACGGGAGGTACAAGGTGACGAGTTCGAGTGAAGGTAACGAACCGAACTTTGGTGACTGGAACTGCTTTAATAAAGCAACTGGTGGCAACAACGCGTGGCACACTGACGTGAATTACGATCTGGCGACTGGTACACATAACAACTCTGCAGTCACGTTAGGTGGTGTTCAGGGTGAATGGGTAAAACTTGAATTACCTTATAAAACCATTTTACGGCACATCGTACTAAACGCCCGCGACTCATCGGTAGCGAATCGCGCACCCGTCGATTTTACTTTACTAGGGAGCAATGACGACTCTACGTGGACGTCTTTGCTGAGTATAGATGGCGAATCGTACACTGCCGAAGAAAATCATACGTTCGCCGTAAACGCGTCTGCGTATTATAAGTACTACGCCCTCGTCGTCGAAAAAATCGGCGTAACCTCACAAGGAAATTGTGTCCTTGGCGAATGGCGCCTCTTCACCGAAACCTTCACGGTCGATGCCGGTGTCGTCTCCACGACGGCCGCTTCCGGTTTGGATGTGGGCTACACCGAACATCCGGAACCCATGAGGGACTACCACACCTACGTGGAGGGTCAGGGCACCTACGAGGCGAGTGCGAGTAGTTATGATTCAAGCGGTTCTCTGTATCCTTGGGAAGCGTTTGACAATAACACGTCTACGAGGTGGGCAATTGGTGCTTACAATGCCTACAATCAAACGACCGGTGAGTGGGATCAGACAGCAATTACTAATTATCCACATGTATACACAGATGATGTCGGTGGAACGCGCTATGCGGGACATTGGCTCCAGATTAAACTCCCGTATGCCATCACGCTCTCTCACTCCAATGTATATCCAACAAATACTCTTGAATATCGTGCACCTAAGGACGGGGTCATTCTCGGTTCGAATGACGGCCAGAACTGGTACAAGTTGACTCAGTTCACTGGAAAGACGTATACGTCCGCAACGTGGACACGCATCGACGTCAACGCGACGACACCGTACCAGTACTATAGAATGTGTGTGACAAAAGTTGGGACGGGGACGTACCAATATGGGTACGTAGAACTCACCGAATGGCGCCTCTTCGCCGAAAAGTCGGTGACTCGCATGGAAAACGTGCACATCTCCGGTGACCTCTCGAGCGAGACTCTCCAAACGGGGTATATCAAGTGGCCCCGGGTGCAACTCAAGGCGAATGACAGTGAGGGGTACGTGGCGAGTGCGAGTAATGTGTACAACTCTGATGTGAGCACAGCACCTTACACGGCATTCAATAATTACAGAGAAGTCAAATCTAATGGTTATGCCGACGCATTCGTCGGTGGCAATGGTGATTTTACATCCGGCGTGGCAAACAAAAGTCGCACGACGGGCACGGATACGTTCAATCACGAATGGCTCCAAATCCAAATGCCTCGCGCTATCACGCTTTCTTATTTCACTTTGCTTCAACGTGTAAAGAATTTAGATAATGACAACGACATGCCCAAGAATGGACGCATGTATGGTTCGAATGATGGCATTTCATGGACGAAATTGGTCACGTTTAGTGACCTCACCTATGAGAGGTTTGAAGAAACACGCGTACGGGTGAACAGCACTACTCCGTACTCTTATTATCGCCTCGCCGTGACTGAGACTGTTGGGAACGCTCAAGTCTACGTCGCGGTGGGTGAACTCCAACTCTTCGAAGCCGCCACGGGGGTGGGTACCGCCCCGACCAGTGCCAAGTTGCAAGTGGCTGGCTCCCTCGGGATGGCCAAGGGTGCGGAGTTCTTCGCGGGGGATGACGTCGTGATGGAGTTGCCCAAGCACGATAGGCCACTGACGAAGTATCCGGAGATATTGTTGGGTGGAGTGGACAATCAAAGTCTTGGTGGGTATGTTGTAAGTTCCTCGTCGACTGCATTTAATAGCACGGGGTTCTATAACTCTAACGTGTACAACGGCATAATCGGTAACGAAGGGTGGCACACAGACACATCCACAAACGCTTCGATTGGAGGTGTATCTGGACACTGGCATAAAACAGAAATGCCAAAGGCTATCAAAGTAAAATACTTCGATGTAGCGGCACGACCCGGGTTTACAACAGATCAGGCTCCCAGAGACTTTACAATCTTAGGCTCAAATGATAATTTGCAGTGGACTACATTGAAGGTTGTTACGAATCAGACGTATACTAACTATCAATACGCGAGAGTCAGTGTTGATGCGACGCAATATTATAAATATTTCGTATTTTCGATTCAAAGTAACGCACAAGGTAATTCTCCAAATAGCGGAACCACTGTCGGGGAAATTCGCTGGTGGGGCTACGAAGAAGGTGACACCTCCGTGGACGTCGTCCATAGGAGCATCCCGAACAAGCCCGGGCAGCAACACCTCGAGGTGTACTGGGACGCCAACGACAGTAATTCGTACAGTTTCGCGAACAGTTCGAATGTCTATGATCTCTCCGGGAATGGGGTGAAGGGGACCATCACCGGTAACAATGGCTTCGACACCGAATACAACGCGTGGGAGTTCGATGGCAGCGGGGATTACATTAGTGGAACACTCAATACGACCACTGGCGCATGGGTACACTCATTTTCATTTTGGATGAATGCAGATACACTAGGAGGTTCTAGTTCGGGTCACTTCGTAACGCTTGGCGCAGAGGCCGATGACAGTACATCCACAATACGATTTGCTGGACAAGACAAGTTTCAGTGGTATTTCTGGGGCAATGACCTTCGTTTTGATGCACCCGGTACAATCGGTCAGTGGGTACACATTGTCGGAACATATGACGGTGGAAACGATTCCGGTGTGTCTGTTGGAAATTTTGGGGTGAGCCGAAAAATTTTCATAAATACTAAGGAAACAACAGTGATTGAAAACGTGAGTGGAACAGCGGGTAGCGATCCACTCAATCTCACGACGACGTCGACCCCGTTTAGAATAGGGACTCAATTATCTGGTGGTGCGGGATTCGACGGAAAAATTGCAAACGTGCGCGTGTTTTCAAAGAAACTTTCTATTGAACAAATACGTGAACTCTACGAGTACGATGCGGAACGCTTTGGACACCGCCAAAACTTGATGGCCCTTCGCAAAGGGTGTTTGGGTGTGGGAGTGGAACATCCCACGTCCAGATTCGAAGTCGCCGGGGCAGATGGGGTGCAGG